AATAATATCTAATTCATCGTATCTATATTCAAATGAATTATTTGGATAAAGTATAACTTCAAAGCTATTATCAGAATTACGATTGTATTCACGCATATCATACCAACCAAATATCATCTTAGTATTATCACCCCAAGACTTCATTCTAGAACTATTATCTCTTATTAGGTCAGTCCAAAAAGGAAACATAGTATAGGTGTATTGAGAACTAATAGGGTCAGGAGTGTAATCACCACAATAGTTATTGTAATTAATATTGCCTGTACCTAAACCAAAGTGAAGACAACCATTAGTAGCCATACGAGCAGAGTCAAATTGTTGATTATAAAAAGTAAAAGTAAAAGGTATTGCTATAGTTGTTGAAAGTTGGTCATCACCTACTTCATAAGCTAACTCACCCTCAAAATTACCTGCATTTTTTTGTAGCTGATAAAGGTCTTGATTAGCTTCGTATATGTATTGTGCCTGTATATTTAGGCACAAACACATTAACCCCCATATAATTCTTTTTTGCATTGTGCTTTAGTTTTAGTTTTACTTACGATAACTTTACTGACTAAACCTGCTACATCAGCCTGTATTCTATCTCTTTTAGGATTATGTTCTTGACTACACTCTGCAACAAACTCATCTTCAAAATCCTCTTTGTCAGGTCTTTTTTGCGGATTAGCTATCCATAATGCTTTAGCTTCTTCACCTATTTTACCTTCATATGGTGCTGGTGTGCCTGCTTGCCACATAGCTTTAAATACTCTTGCATCTTGTGCTAATAAAGATATAGCAGCTACTTTCATGCCTTGATTATAAAGCATCTGTGATAGTTTTAATCTTTCACAATTCATATCTCTTACAGACTTACCACCACTTAAACCAAATACTTGTCCTTGAAATGCTCCTGAAACTCCTGTAGTACATAAATCTTGTGAATAACTCATTATAGATGGAGCAATAGCACTAGCTGGCGGTGCTTCAGATTTAACATTTTGATTTATTGTTTGTGTGCTATTTGATTCATTAATATTACGATTTGTATTATCAGATTTAGTATTATTATTGTTTTGATTTACATTATTAGTTTGCACATTTGATTGAGATGTTGATTCATTAATATTTTTATTTGTGTTATCTGAAGTGCTTGTAGATGTATTAACATTAGTATTATTAACTGTTTGATTTACTGTTGAATTTACATTACTTGTAGATGTAGAAGTATTTATATTTGTATTAGTATTATTTGAACTTGCTGTAGAGGTAGATGTATTAACATTAGTGTTTACATTTGTATTTTGATTTGTATTTACATTCGTATTTGACGAAGTATTGTTATTAGTCGATACATTTGTATTTGTTGAAACATTAGTGTTATTTGTAGTTGTATTATTAGTATTAGTGTTGGTGTTAGTATTCGTATTGGTATTTGTTGTCGTAGTGGTATTCGTTGTATCTAATATATTATTTTCACAATATTGCGTACCGCTATCACATGGAGTCGAGTTATCTTGTTGTGCGTGAACAACTGTGTTATATCCCATTAAAAATACTATCCAAAACATAAAGAAACACCACGCAAGTATATTATAGTATCGTTTATCGTTCATTTTTCTTCGCCTTTAAAACTTTTACTACTACCACTTGTACCAGCATATAATCCAAACCATGCTGCTCCACTGCCAACTATTATTGATATAAGACCACTTTGTTCAAAGGTTGGTGTTTCTAAATTCATAAACCACATAGTTGAATAATATAAAAGAAATATATAAACGCTTAAAAATACTCTTGGAAATATTCTCCAAGAATCTACAGCTTTAGCTAAATGTATCCATTTTTGATGCGGATTGCGAGTTGTTTCATCTTCTAAATCTCTAATTTTATCTTTTAGTTGTGATATTTCTTCAATCATAGCCATGAACTTATTGAGGTCCATTTCTACTTCATTTCTATCCATATCTCCTGAAAATTTACTTCTGTGGTCTTCCATATTTATATTTCTTTGTATTTACCTAACTCTATAAGTTTTTGTTTATTTTTAAGATGTTCTACTATTATGTCGCCTTTGCTTTGCCCTGTGTAAGCAACAGCTAAATATTTATCAACCATTAACTGATTAATATTTATATCATTAACATAAAGTTCACCAAGTATTCTGCCAAATTTACCTTTAGCATCTTTTTGTGTTTTTATAATAACTTTATTTGATTGGACTAAAGCATCTTGTAAAAAAGATTTTGATAATATACCTCTAGCTTTTTCATCTAAATCTCTAGTTCTAGACTCAGGCGTATCAATACCATACATTCTAACTCTAGCTTTATGAAATATTTTAAAACCTAAATCTATAGTTACATCTACTGTGTCACCATCTACTACTCTATCTATTGTGCAATTATATTCATACATTATCTTCTTTTACCTTTATGTAAGCCATGTTTTGCGTGTTGTTTACCTGCTCTTGTAGCTGCTCTTTTTTTTCTATTAGCTGCTGCTAGTTTTCTTCTACCTTTAGGCGTTGATTTAAGTCTATCTATTTGTGTTTTTGGTGCATATACTTCACCTGTTTCAGATGATTTTTTACCACTAGGAGTAGTCCATTTTTGACCTGTCCATTTTTTTAAACTTCTCTGTGATTTTTTTAATGGCATTTTATTCTCCAAATATAACTATATATGCATCTGTTTTTTTAGGTTTATTAATATGTAACCTTTGATAATTAAAACAAATATCGTGTATACCATCAGAAGTTTTATCTAATAATTCCCAAAATGATTCTCTTCCAGGATCAACCATAATTAATTGTTTATCATTATCATTTAAATATTTAATTAAATTAATCCATAAATCTGTATGTATATTCCAAAAACAAACATCTACTGCTATGTATGTATTAAAATTTAAAGGCAAAGGTTCAGAAAAAATATCTTGCAAAATAAATTTAGGTTTTACACCCATTAAACTAGACATTAAATCAAAGTATGGTTTAACATTCTCATCAGCATCCATGCCAACTGCATATGCACCTTTGCTTTGTAAATAATGTGTTAATGCACCCCAACCACAACCTAAATCTAAAATTTTATTATCTATTATATCTATTTCATCTAATGACTCTATGATAACCATAGAAGAATCCCAGATTTTATTTCCATGTAAGTTATGAACTTTTGTTTTACGTTTAAGTTTTTTTATCTCTGGATGAGATGATGTAGGTATTTCTACATTTTTAATCCATAAACTATTTGTAGCCACCGCCAGCCTTCTTATATGCTTTTGCTAACATTTGTGCTTTTCTTGCAGACCATTGCCCAGGTCTACCTCCTTTACCACCTGCTTTAATACGATTAAATATTCTTTTACGCATACCAGGTTTTGTATAGTTTCCTGCTTTATTAACTGTTGATTTGCGACCTTTTTTAAATTTAATAGCATCTAAAGTTTTAGCTTGACTAGCATGAGCTTTACTTGCTTTTTTTAGTTTATTAGAAACTGTTCTTATTGTTTTTTGTGCTCTACTCATAAAATTTGTCCTAATACACTTGAAGTAATTAATAACAAATAAAGACCCCATATCATATTTTCAAGTCTAGCAAATCTTGCTTGTCCTTGGTCTAATCGTTTTTCTATATTTTCATAACGAATAGCACACTCTTTTTCATGCGTGGTTATTTTATTTACGGCATCTTTAATTGTAGTCATTACTTTTTAGGTGCTATTTCTTTAGCTTTACCTACATTAATTGCACACCAATCTACAAGTTTATAGATTTTACCAATCCAAATATCATCTTTTGGGGTCGGTGTTAATGCACAAATAAGTGATGCACCTGATATTACCCAAGGTGCTATTTGTATTATTTTTAAAATTAAATCTAACATTATTTTCTCCTATGAAATTGATGGTTTTGGAAGCTCGTTACTTTTAAAATAACTTGGTAATCCAATTATAGGTCTGCCATCAAATTTATTTTCTTTAGCATTTTTACCATTTTTATCATTGTAGTGCAAAAATACTTGCCCACAATCTTTGCCTTTAAATGGTTTACGCCAGTGTTCTAAATCGCAACCACGATACATTAACATATCGCCTGCTTCTAATTTTATTTCTATACCATTTTTATTTTCTTTACCTGAAGGTTCTAAAAAAATTGACCAATCATCGCCACCTAAATTTAAAGTGGTAGATATTTCACAAGAATATCTATCTTTGTGTCTTTTTAACTCATCACCTTTTTTATAGATTCTTGCATAAGAATAAGTTTCAATTAACTTTATACCTGATTTTTTTTCCATAATAGGTTTAACTTTTTGTAATAAAGTTTCCATAACTATATCTGCGTAATGCGAATAAGTTTCAGGTATTTGTTGATCGTTCCAAACTCCAAAATATTCTGTAAATCCTGAAATATATTTTTCATCAAATAAATGTCTTGCAACTGCTCTTTTGTTTAAAAAATATTGATAACAAAAATCTGCTAGTTCGTTTGAAATAGCACCTTTAATTACTTGGTATTTATCTTTTTTAAAACTCATTAAAATCCTGGTGGCTCATCAAACCATGCCATAATTAGTCCACATGATGACAATAAAAGAAATGCACTAATTAAAAAATCAATCATCTAAATGGGTATCCTAAATTCCAACACACTAAAGAGTGTCGTATTCCTTTAGTTACTGGTTTGACTCTATGCCAAACAAAAGAAGGAAAAACTATTACACTACCTTTTTTTCTAATTTCTTCACATATTCTTGGTTGTGAACCTTCGTCTGTGTTTCTAAAATCAAACTCTAAATCACCGCCTTCGTATTCTTTAGGGTTGGTTAGTGATACAGTCATACTAAGTTTTCTTAATTTGCCATGGGTGTTTGCATTTTCAGGATTATTGTAAGGTTCTTCGTATGAGTCGCAATGCCAATCATAAAACTGACTTTTTTTATATTCAGTAAATTGACAAGACTCTGACCAATCCCACTCAAAATTCCAACTAGCGTTTGCGTTGGCTTGATGTATGTAAGGTTGTATTTCTTTGTATATCCATTGATCGTTCATCCAAACAATATCTGACTTGCGTTTTTTTTGGATGTTTTTAAGTTCTAGTTTGGTAAGTTTTTTGTCACTATTTCCAGCATTACCTGTAAGAGCCATTTGTTTGTTTTGCTCTTTGCCATAACGAACTATATCATCACAAATTCTTTCTGGAATTGCTGATTGAAAAAACCAATAATAATATTTTAAATTCACAAGTCACTACACATTTGAATAATTATTTATCTATACCCATTCATCAGCTTTAATTTGTCTATATACAGTTCTTAAATCCCAACAACTTGAAGCAATAGCTAAAGCAGCTTCTTTTACAATAACAACTCCTGAACCACCTGCTCCGCTAGTTGGTCCACCAGCTCCACCACCACCGCCACCAGTATTTGTTGTTCCTGCCTGTCCAGAATTATTTACGCTGAAATCTGCTCCGCCATCACCACCGCCTCCTGTGCCACCATCTCCCGATGCGTGTTGCGGTGCATTAGGTGCAAAATAATATCCTGAACCTCCGCCTCCTCCAGCGTAGGTTACATCTGAACCACTTATGGTTGAAGGAGAGCCATTGCCTCCTCCTCCGCCCGAAACAGTGGGAGATGGAGTAACTCCTGTTCCTACAGCACCAGCACCACCGCCTCCGCCACCAACCCCAAAATTTGTAAAATCACCCAAACCTTTACCACCATCATTACCTTGAGATGGAGAAACTGGGGGTGTGTTGCCCGAACCTTTGTTGTCTCTGCTGTTAGAAGCTCCACCGCCTCCGCCTGAACCACCATCACCGCCTGTATTTCCTGTGCCTGGTGTGGATGGAGAATTGTTTTGTCCACCGAAACCGCCACCAGCAGATGTAATAGGAGTTGGTGTACCTAACACTGAATTGCTACCTGCGTTGCCATTACCAGCATCAGTTACTCCTGCACCACCACCACCTACTGTTATTGGGTAGGGTGAATTACCCGAAACTGGATTGCCTGTGCCTGTTCTTAAGCCACCAGCTCCACCTCCTCCTCCACCGCCATTTCCCACTCGACCGCCAGAACCACCTCCTGCGACTACTAAAAATTCTATTTCAGAAGTTAGGGGTTGTGTGGTTAAAGTTCCACTTGAGTTAAAAGTAGTTATTTGTTGTGCTTGACTTTGTACTGTCTGTGCTGCTCCGATTAATTTTGGCATATTACACCCATGTTCCTGCTTTTACATTTTCGTAAACTGCATCCATGCTCCACATACCACTTGCTAAATTAGGTCCTGCATCTTCTTTAATAATAACGACACCAGAGCCACCAGCTTTACCAGGATTACTATTACCTGCTCCACCACCGCCTCCGCCAGTATTGGCAGTTCCTGTTGCTGCTGCACCACCATCACCACCACCTTTTCCGCCACCACCAGAGCCACCAGCACCTTCAGTCTGACTAACATCGCCACCACCTCCGCCTCCGCCACCTCTTGTGACAGAAGAACCTGTGATTGAAGAAGCTGTACCAGCACCACCATCACCGCCATCATAATAATCGCCACCACCGCCAACATTTTGATTATCTTGACCTACAGCACCAGCTCCACCGCCTCCGCCTCCGCCACCAAGGGCGTTAGCTCCACCGCCTCCACGATTTCCGCCAGTATTACCTTGTGATGGACTTACAGGGGGTGTATTTCCAGCAGCACCACCTGCATCGTTTGCAGTACTACTCCTACCACCAACACCTCCACCTGAACCACCAGCAACAGCAGAGTCACTATTAAAGCCACCTCCACCTCCGCCTCCTGCAGAAGTTATTGTAGAAAAAACTGAATTTGAACCACTATTACCTTCTCCTTGTGGACCGCCACCAGCAGCACCACCACCACCTACAGTTATTGGATAGCCTGTAGAAGCATCAACAGAAAAACCAGTAGCAGTTCTATATCCACCTGCTCCGCCACCACCACCAACTGTAGAGCCTCCACCTGCACCACCTGCAATGACTAAGTATTCAACTGTGGTTGCATAAGAAGTAGTAGTTAAAGTTCCGCTAGAGTTAAAAGTTGTTACAACTGCTGGTTGTTCAACTGGTGGGTTGTCTACGCCTATAATTCCACCATTAAGGTCAGCCATGTTTAGACCTCATTCCATTGAGTATTAGTAGCATCCCATTCGTAGTTGGTTATAGTTTCTCCATTATCACCTGTATAGGTTTTACCTAACCATTTTTGATTATCTTCATCCCAAGATATTAAGACAGTATTAGAGCTAATTTCAGTTACAGTAGGATAAGTTACAGGTGCTTGCCAGTCATCATTGCTATCTAAAGACCAAGATGTATATGGTTTTGGTGATATAAATTTGTTTTTACTAGCATCATAAGTACATCCTATGCCTGCGTATTGTTTTCTAAAGTTATTATTGTATGAGGTTTGTTTCCAAGCTGTACCGCCTGTTGCGTGTGGAACGATAGATGCTACAAATGTTTCTGCATCTGCGTGTTGATCGCCACCATTGGCATCTACATCATCGTTGGATATTACTATTACTCGTAATACTTCGTTGCTTGAGTTAAGTTCTGCAAAGTGAGCCATTGTTAAATACCTCCTTAAGCGTCATCTAGTTCTTCGTAACTAATGGTGTAAGTTAAGTCTGAGTTAGCACTTGCACCACCTTCTAAGATGTCTCCTTCTTCAAGATAAATACTTGAGTTTTTATCTATTAAGACAAGAGTAGCATCTGCTGGAACAGCAATGGTTGATGCAAACAAAACAACTGAGCCACCACTTTTAATAACTCCCATTGTTACTGTTGCTGAGTTTGTACCATCAATATTCGCAATAATAATGCTATTTACTTTTAATAACTTGTTACTAGCACAAGTTAATAAATCAGTTGTCGTAGTAGTTGTTAAAGCTCCATTTATACTATTACCATATATCGAAGTTACTGCTACTAGATTTGGATTTGCCATAATATTCTCCTAAGTTTAACCAAAGACTAAAGCCATAGCAATAGCTTTACCTGTTGTTGCTTTTGTATCAAGCTGGGTTTGAATTGCTGATGTGACTCCATCAACATAATTAAGTTCTGCTGCACTAGATGTTACTAATGTTCCACCCAATTTTAAACCATTACTTCCATCATGTGATGCAATGTCTACATCTATTGATCCATCTGTAAATGTGGTGTTTTGGTTTTCATCGATACTTATTGCTATGTTAGACCCCACTGTGCTACCTGAACCAATTACTAGGTCATCTGCTGAGTCGTCTAGTGCGATATGAAAGTCTTGTGCGTTACCATCAAAAACAATCTTAGTATCTTCTGCTCCTGCATCTCCTATTGTAAGGGTGGGAGTTGTGCCTTTTAAAGCCATAGTTTGAGCAACAATATCACCTGTAGTAGATGAGGCTGCTTGTCCTACACCAATAGATTGAGCAAACTTAATATCTTGGTTTTCATCAATTTCAATAGCAGGAGTAGTTCCTACTGCCGATCCAAGACCTATAACTAGATCATCAGCACTATCATCTAGTCCTATATAATAATCTTGTGCATTACCATCAAAAACTAATTTAGTATCTTCAGCAGTAGCATCACCTATGGTTAAGGTTGTACCATTAATAGATAAAGTATCTGTTACTTGTAAATCAGTAAATACATCTAATACTGCTGCACCTGAACCTGCTCCATCTAACTGAACTACCGCTACTTTTCCATTAGCAACAGTTACATTAGAGCCTGAACCTTGAGATATAATAATATTATAAGGTCCACTACTACCTGAATCAGTGGTAGCATTTTCAATTATTTGTACTCTTTTCATGGTATTTGGACCAATCGTTATAGTACAGTCAGAATCTAAAGCACCTGTATATTTAAGATACATGGCTCTACCAGCATCTGATGCACCATCTGCTACAGTTGTAGTATGAGTATCAGCATTAGTAGTAATAGCTTCAGTGCCTATACCAAGAGCTTCTCCAATAAGTTCTAAGTTAGTATTAGTTGTTGTACCCCATGTACCACTGGCATCACCAGTACCCATTTCATTGAGTCTTAAATTGTTTACATATGAACTTGCCATATTATTTCCTCGTGTTAATCATAATATAATTTTTAAGCAACTTCACTCCAATTAGGTGTTTGTGAAGTGCTTATCGTTGAGTAGTTAGGTGTTTGAGATGTATCTACTAATCCCCAAACATTAACTCCGCCTAAACCTGATGTTGTTAATAATCCTGTTATATCTACATCTGCTGCTGCTGTTGGAGTAACTGAACCTAATGAAGATGTTGCAGCTCCAAGTGTAATAGGTAATATATTATTACTAATAATACTTTCATCACCTAAACCACTTGTTGATGTAACTGCAGATACGCCAACAATAGCAACTGCTTGTACAGCCATTGTTCCAACTGCACTTGTTCCTGATTGTCCTGTAACTGGTAAAACATTAACTGTAACTAATGATTCATTACCTAATGCAGAAGTACCTGCTACGCCTGTAACTGAAACATTTGCTACACCTGTAACTGTTTCTGAGCCTAAAGCTGAAGTTCCTGCTACCCCTGTTAAAGAAACAGGTATAGGTTCACCAAAGGTTAATTGACCCCAAGTACCTCTACCCCAACCAGTTATATTAGCCATAAGCTAAATTACGCTATTCTTATAATTGCGTTAGATGCATCTGCTGTAGGAAATTGAATAGTAAAAGCACCTGCTGTAGATGTTTTATCTCCACCAAAATCAAATACTGCAACTGCTGGATCGCCTGATTGTGTATCGTTATAGATCATACATCCTCTAGCAGTAACAGTAGCTGTACCAAAAGTTAAATCAGCAAAGTCTGTAAATGCAGTTGTACCTGAACTTGTAGGATTTATATTGGTTAATGCTGCACCACCAGAAGTATAATTAGTTCCAGATGCTTGATTGGTTGTAGTAAAAGCTGTGGTAGCTGCACCCATTGTTGCACTTGAAGTATACAAAGCTAGTTTAAAAGAATTACCTCCAGAAGCTAAAAAATTATGCTTACCTTCTAAAAGTTCTTTTTTAAAGCTAGTTGCCATTGCTTGTGTTATTGCCATTATAGTCTCCTAATAATATTTGCTAAGTCTTTATGACCTTGTTTTTCTAATTCATTACATACTGTGCAAATGTGGTTTTTAATACCTTCTTTTACATAATATGTTATGACCATTTTTGTTCTATCTCTAAACGCATGAGCCTGTGCTTTTATCATAGGATCAGCATTATCACTTATAGAAATTATTTTATCTGTTGCCATTTCTGCAACTTCTTCAGGCGTATGCCCTCTATTTTGAGTTGTTTTAACTCCTAAATCACCTATAGCAATTTTAAATTCATCTGTATGCATTAATACTTATTTGGTTCTGTTGGTTCAGTTAAGTTTAAATCTTTTCTATTAATTATGCCAACAGGTTTAGATTCTGGTTCTAATTGCATTTCTGAAAGATTGCATACTTTCATACCTGCACCATTTTGATAACTTACTTTAGGATCATTTAATCTATGATATCCATAAAGTTTTTCTTCAAAACCTATATCAGTATCTAATAATGTAGATCGTGGTGCTACTTCTATTTGCATACCAGCATTAATACATTTAGATAACCAAAACTCAGTGCATGATCTACCAGCTTCTGCAAAATGCATATTGTTTCTATAAGTAAAATCTATACCAAATAAAGATATTTTTTTAACTTTACTCCATAAAGCATAAGCTATTGTGTATGGAATTGTGTTATTAAAATAAGAACAACCTAAATCACCTACAATAGATTCTATTGGATATTCTACTGCAGAAGGAACTCTATCATCTAATTCACAAGTATAAATAGGAAACTCGCACTGAGGTAAGTATTTACGCATCATTGGAGTCATAGTTCCAGCATCTTCAGTATCTAAAAATCTACTCATAGGGTCTAAAATAAAAGCTCTATCTATTCTAGGTAATACGCCTATCATTGCATTTATTGCCCATACTTCATCAAATTCTACGCTATGTGTTTGTGCAAGATGAAAGTCTATTTGACTTTGACCCATAGCAACTATAGCTACACTTGAACCTTCTAATTCTTTATTAGGCATTTATTTTACGCTGTCCATCTCTATAAGCATCTTTACGATTATATCCATCTGATTCTAAAGTTAGTCTACCTAATGCTTCTTGAAATCTTTTTTCATAATTTACTAGAATATCTGGTTCACCTTTCATAAATACATAGGCTTCACATAAAGAAGCATATAACAATACTTCTGGTGCATTTGTTCCTAACCAGCTAGTGCCATCAGCAGAAGCTGTTATAGATTCAGGTATATAAAAATAGTGTAGTTCTACTGTAAATCCTGAGCTTGGAGTTGGTCCAATAATAAATGTGTCATCATCAAACTGTGCGTAATGTTTTGGTGTTCCTGTTGTAGCAGCCACAGGATAGGCTTCTCGTATAAAACTTACATCTGTATTTAAAAGATAAGTGTAATTATTACTGCTATCTAATACTGCTAAAGAGTATGGATATAAATAATCACTAGGAGAAGATAAGTATTGATTACCAGAAGTTAAACTACCAGTTACATTTTTTCTAAAATTTGGTAACTCAACAGATTTAATAATTCTTTGTTCTGCTTGAGTAATAATAGTTGCTAAATCAGCAACAAATGTTGATTCTGTATTTTGCGTATAATCTTGTATCGCTGATTTTAATGTTGTAAATGTCCAACTCATGATGTGCTCACTGTTACTTTTCCTATTTCACCTTTAATATCTAAACCCATAGTGCTTGAGCCAAATTCTGTAACTCCACCACCAATAGGATCAAAGGCAAAATATCTTGTTGATTCTGCTTCTCCTGTATCTACTCTAGGATTATAAAGACTTTCATTATCACTGGTATCTATATCACCTAATTTAAGTTGCGGTTGATCAATATCAAAACATTCATTGCATACACGCAAACCATTTCTTTTGCTATCAACAATTTCATATCTAAGATCATTTAATTTATAGGAAAATCCACAACGATCACATATTCCTAATGCTTTTTTACCTTGTGCGTACATTAGTATATTTTCCTAATAGTATAATTAAATGGATTTACAGAAGATTTAGTATATAGATTACCTTCTATATCAATGCCTTTTAAAAAAGTATTATTAATTTTAATTATTTTTTTTAGTTGTATAGTAAAAGTATTAGACATATTGCCTTCTTTATCATACTCAACAACTATTATTTCATACTGTTCTTTAATAATTTTATAATAAAACTCTACTAATTTTTTAAACATTATCTATAAAAACTTACATCTGGAACAAATCTAACTGGTGCTTTTTCTCTATCAGCTTGAGTTACTTCTTCCCATAGCTCCATATAGCGTTGTCGTATCATAGGAACTCTCTGTTGAGCCTCTGGTGACTTACAAGCTAAATTATATGCTAGAGCATAGGTTAGGCATGGAAGGTATCTAGAAGGCACATCAGCATTTAAAGTGCCAACTGTACCAACATCTTCTATGCGTTTTACATAATCGTAAACAAGTGTGTATGTTTGTGCTGAGTCAGGAGTTGCCCAAAGAATTATTTTTACTGCATCATTGTCTTTATCTACAAAAAACTGTGTAGGTTTTGATTGAGTAAGTTTTTTAGCTTGATGTGCATATTCTGTTCTAGATATACGATTTAATCTTTGATCAAACTGTTTATTAGTATCTGCTGCATCAGTTCTAATAAAAACATCTACAATATCTAATGCACTTGAATCTACTGTATAGCTACTTGTACCTGCAGTAAGAGTTGTTGAACCTTGTTCTATAGTCCATAAGTTAAGACCTTTGTTTTGCCATTCTAAAAATACAAGATTAAGTGCTCGTTTAGCACTTCTATAACTATAACCTGAACGCAGTTCTAGACCACAAAGATCATAAGACTCTTCCATAATTTCACTTATGTCTAAGTTAAATGTTGTTGTTCCACTTGTTGCCATAGTAATCCTGTATTAACACTTCCACCTTCTACGAGCCTGTCTTATTCTAGAATTAGGATCGTTTCGTGTTTTAGCTGAACTTCTTTTAAGTTGACCTAATGATCTTGCACAGTAAGACTTTCTGCGTTTTGCAGCCTTACTACCTTTTTTTACTTTACCTGTTACTGCTGTTTTAAGTTTAGAACCTGGATTTGCTTTGCGATAGGCTGCAACTCCTTTTTTGGTCATACCAGCACCAGACTTAGTAGAACGATAATTAGCTCCTTTACCCCTAGTTGTTTTGGGTATAGGATTTTCTCGTTTTCGTTTGGTCATTTAAAAAAAGTTAATTAACCTTTACCACCTTTAGGCATATATTTAGATGACTTTCCGCCACCTGACATACCTCCTTTAGTTCTTTTCTTTTTTACACCTGGTTCGCTAGTAAAGCTAGTATCACCACCGCCAAACATATTTCTTACATATTCATTGTAAGATTGTATTTTAGCTTCTTTGCCTACTTCAGTTTTCATACCACCAGCAGCTTTATACTTAGATGATTTACCACCACCTTTCATGTATTTAGATTTTTTCATAAGTTACCTTTTAAATTAAATAGTTATAGTACCCTCTGTAAGGGTACTATAAACAAAGTGAGTTATGCTACTTTTTGGTAGCAGTTTTTTTAGACTTACCTTTTTTAGCTGAAGCTTTTTTTGCTGGAGCTTTTTTAGGCGTTTCTTTTTTTGGCTCTACTGCTTTCTTTACAGCCTTTTTAACAGGTTGTAGTTCTGCAACTTTTCGTTGAGCATCTTCAAGATCAGGATCAGGACCAAAAACTGGTATCCATATTCCATTTTCACCTTCTTGAAGAACTTTATATTGAGGTGGAAATTCACCTGTTTCTGAAATAATATATTTCATAATGTCTCCGATTAATCAGAATATACTTTTATCATTTCTAAAACGATAGAATAAGTATCTCCTGAACTATGACCCTTAGTAGTAAAAAGAATATCTCCAGTTTTACCACTCCCTGCATTATTTGAAAGTCCACCAAAATCTTGAAAGTCCATATGTCCATTACTACTTTCAGCTAGTTCCATAAGTAGAACATTGCTTGTAGCATCAAGAAACATTTGAACTGACATACCAACAATGGCATGACTCACTCGCATTACTCTAACTTCTGAGCATGAAGCACCTTCAGAGTTAGTAGCTAAAGCAGATACATCTACTTTAGCTACTGCGGATTCGCCACTGCCATCACTGACATTGGTAAACTTCATAATACAGTTTCTTTCACCATCTATAATGGTTTGTGTAGTTACTGCATCAGCCATAATTTACTCCTAGCTAAAGCTATGAGAAACAGTGCCATCACCAAAGACATGACCATTAAGAAGCCATATGGCATCTGTAATAGCTACACATCTAATATGACCGCCAATAAAGCGACCATCAGTGTCAGCATCCATAGTTAATCTATAGTCAGCAGCAGCAGGAATATTCCATCCTGCAGTGTCGATATCTTCATTAAGAGCAACTACGCTTCCTAATTCATCTTTATCGAGCTGAAATACCATACCTTGAAAAGTATCTGAACTAGAAGCTCCTTGTAAAATAAAAGAACCTGTAAATGTAGTACCTATATGAAACTCATAAAATAGTCCAGCAGCAGCAGCAGGTAAAGTTACTGTTACACCAGCAGCTCTATTCAAGCTAAAGATAGTTCCAGATTGTGCTGTAGTTGGAGTGTATGTTGCATCAGTAATGCTAGTTACAGGAAATAAATTATTTAGTGTTCCTGTTGTACTAATATTACCACTTGTATCAACATCTAGATTAGTTGTAATTGCTCCAGTTGTTGAGTTTTTAGTGATTTGTTCAAAACCACCTTCGGACCTAACTGGTCCATTAAATGTTGTGTTAGCCATTTTTCCTCCTAAAGGAAAGCATCTATCATCTTGGCAAGTCTGCTAGGGCAGTTGATAGACAAATTAAAATATCCCTAGAATAAAAAAAGGGGGAACAAAAGCTCCCCCTTTAAAGTCCTTACGAACTACCTGGTGATCCAAAGATACCAAGCGGATCAGATACTCCAAAGGAATATCTTTCTCTAGCTTTGTATCTAACATTACCAGTTTCAAAGTCACCATCCATTGAGGTGGTCATTGGTGCTCTGACAAAATGCTTCATGCCATCTGGAACATCAGTAGTAATAAAGAAAGCATTAGTATCAGTTAAATAATGATTAACTGAATAACCTTCTGGAATCACTCCATTAGTTTTAATAGCATTGATGTCATTGTCAGCAGTACCGACTCTATAGTCACTTTGTAAAAGTCTAGTAGCTACGAACTGAAGATCAGAAGGTACTATTAGCTTTTTAGGTCTAGCTGCAATTTTAAGACCTCTTTCATCAGTATATTTACCGATTTGAATGATCGCATCTTCTAAAGATGTTTCATTTAAATCAGCTCCTGAAGAAGGTCTATTGCTGTTAGTTCCACCGCTTACAAGTGGGTGAGCTGTGCTGAATAATGCAACACCATCACCTGAAGAAAAAGTAGTTGAGAATCCATTATTTAATGGAAACGCTGCTTTAACTTGTTTTGTATAAGCCATTGCACGAGCTAGTGCTTTAGTATATCTAGCTGATAAAGAAACATAAAGGTTATCCTCCATTGCTTCTTCGGTCACTGAATATCCCATAGCGATAGTTTCGTGTGTGTAACGAGCCACAAAAGATTCTTGAGCAGTATCATAACTGATAGTTGATCCTTCATCTTTTACTGGTGCTGCACCGAAGCCAGATAGTTTCAGTTCTTCCTCAAATGATCTTTCGGAATTTTCTGTAACATAAATTTCTTCATGCTCGTTTTCGTAGTTACCATACTCTTCACCAAACAAGGCGTTAAGTCCAGGTAATAATTGCTTGAGCTCATTAGCTCTTGATATAGCTGCCATTTATATACCCCTTAGCCTATGCCAGTTGTGTTGAGCAGTTGATGCCCTACGTTAAACATTACTAATACATCAGTATATGTGTCACCTACTGCACTATCAGGACCATCAACAAAGTCGATAATCTTTAATGGTAGTGTAGCGGTAGTAGCTGCTGTATTCCCATCGACTGCGTTTTTGCTATTTCCAATAGTTGTACTTCCTGCAGTTTGCACGATAGCACAATTCTTGCCCAAGTCATCTTGACCAAGAGTTTCATCGCCTTGCATTTGCATGACAATAAAAGGATCAGTAGCAACATACGCAACAATATCATCCGCAGCAGTTGATGCTGGGTAATATTGATTTGGTGTGAATTGACCTGTGGTAGGATCAGTGTAAGCACAACCAAGGAAAACACCAATAGGTGTTAAAGATGTAGTACCAGTATCTTTTTGGATAGTGGTATTTGGATTATCATCGCCAAACTTTACAATATCGCCATAGAATATAGAAGTTCCATATGCATTTTTGATTTTGTAATGAGTAACTTTTCCTTGATAAGGACTTCCAACAATAGTACCAATCGGTCTGCTCCCATAGGGAGCTGCTGTTGTAGACATAATTGTCTCCTTATTAAAATTAAATTAAAAAAAGATTCTAGGAATCTTTCCCAAAAGTTGTTCTCGATTTGCGTTCAAACACTTGTTTGGTCGCCATTCGATTATCTTGGTCTTTAAAATAAGTATTATCAACAGATTCCACTTGAGATGAAGCTAAGTCAGCAAAGTGTTTATCCCTTGCTTCCGCTCTCTCTTTAGGCATCTTACATAATAATTGTCCACCTATTTCAATATGACCTTTTTTTGCCCATTCTGAGTTATGATCCATCATATGTATTTGAAGCTCTGGATGATCTTCAAGTCGGACTGGTTGCCACCCTTCCCTCATTCTTCTAGAAACATTTGGATTGTCAGTTTGCCCTAAAAGAGCAGTCCTTACCCATCTAAATACCCATCCGTCTTGCGGATCAGGTTCTGGAAGATTACCTACACTATCCCAACTCATTGGTCTTGAATCGATTTCTCGACTTTCTACACTCCTTGGAGTACGCACTTGTTCGTTATCATTAGTTTCAGGAGAGTCAGCTTTAACTTCTTCTGATTGATTTTTAGTTTCTTCTGACATATTAAATCTCCTTTAATAATTGATTTGCGTATTGCTCAGGACTAATTCCAAGTTGTCGTGCTAAACGAACTTGGGTCTGAGTCAAACGTATTTGCGAGGGTTTTTTATTTCCGCTATCCCTAGTGGCGGATGCAACAACTGTTGAAGGTTGTCGTTTTGGTGCTTCTGTTTCATGGACTACTTCTGCAGTCTCTTCTACTTGAACACCAAAGAAACTTGGATATTCATTACGCATATGTTTATCTACTTCTGCATAATATTTTTGTGCATCATTTTCAGGAAGTATTCCCTGATTACGAAGTCTTTGATCAATGGTTAAAGCATATGAACTCATTTCTTGATGTTCAGGTACTGTGCTCATAAACCAAGGATTTTTGCTTGACCATGCTTTCATGTCAGGGTCTAGCTCTTGTGTTTGTTGTACTGGTTGTTCTGCAGGTAATTTTTTTGTTATTTCTGCTTGAACACTTTCTGCCATATTCATTGACTGTTGTTCTGCAAGAGTAGCTTTAGCTATCATCTCTTGTGCTTTAGTCATGCCATCAGCATCGCCTTCATCATAGGCTTTCTTAAATTCTGCTTGAGCATTTTGTTTTGCCCATAAAGCATTGTTATGTGCTTGTTTGTTTAAGACTTCTCCGCCTTGATCAACCATAGCTTGTAGTCTTTGGTTTTCAGACATCATTGTTTGAAGTCTTTGAACAGCTTCTTTTGATTCTCTTGTTGCTGCTTCTTTAGCTCTGCGTTCTTCGTGATATTCGTATTTAATTTTAGCTATACGATCTGCAGCTCTTTTGCTGTAATCAGCTATTTCTTTATCTACAACATCATCATCAACTTCAACTGGTGTATCTTCTGCTCTAGGTTTTTTACCTTGATCTTCTACAGGAGTGTCATCAACAATAGTAACTTCTAGATCATCTGGTATTGTGCGATCTATTTCAGTTTGTTTGCCAAAGAATTGATCTTCTTTTGTTTGAACTACTGGTTCATCAAAGTTAGGTTCTTCATTAATTATTTCTGTTTTACTCATGCTCTTACTACTCCTGTTGGATCATCGACCACTGCTTCTACAGTGTCATCATTAATTAAACGAAATTCTTGTCCATACATTTTCATGCGAGTTCCTGAGTAAGCTCTAAAAACAACCCAATCACCTTCTTTACACCAAGGTCCACTTGGAAACCTTTTGCTGTCGTTGTAACATTCAGTACCTAGTTTTAAAACATATCCACAAATATTACTTACTTCTTCATCTCTAAGAGTTGTAGTTGCTTTAATAATACCGCCATCAGTTTTTTCGTCTACTCTAGGCATAGCTATAAGAATCTTCCACCCTTTTGGTTCAGGTAGTTGACTTTTTATTTCTTCTTCTACGATAGGAGTTTCAACGCTTTCTGGTTCTGGAATGTTGACTTGTTCTTTTTTACTCATATTTTATGCACGACTTTAGGAGTCGAGTTCCTATTGTTTGAGAACCCTTTCGATATAATCTAATAGTTCTCGTTCTGCAAGGGCAATACCCTCGATAACACCAACCATTTTTTGATAGTCAGGAAAGTCTTTACAAGCTCCTGTAGCAATATGATCAGCGTGTTCATTCATCATACCACGATACTTTAACTTCAGATGTTCTGATAGTGATAGCTCTGTGATTTCATTTGACATACTAATCGCTATCTTTAATCATATCCTTGGCTATGTCAACACCTGTTTTGAAATCTTCTATTGATTGTTTTTCTTTTTCATTTTCTTTTGATAGCAGATCACTAGCAACTTGCTGTCCTATTTTAGCTCCAGCTATCTGACCTTCTTGTTGCAATCTAGCTTCTTGTAATTCTTTATTAGATGCAGCTTTGGTTGCATCAAGCAACAGTCTACCTTCGTCTATATCCATTTTAGCTTTGGCTTGTGCTTCTTTAATTGCTACTTCTCTTTCTTTAGCTTGAATAAGTGGGTCTTTAAGTTGTTCTTGTACTCGTTGTTGTTCAGCTTCTGCTTGTGATGTACCTAATACTCGTTTAGCTGCTTCTGCTACAAGGCTAGAGATACGCTTCTCAACATCTGCTGGTATTGGCTCACCCTCTGGTGGAAGCTCAATACCCATTTCTCTTTCAACTTCTTTTCTATACTGCATTGATAAATGCTCATTGATGTAAGCTGAACCTGCAGCAAGTATTCCTGCAGCATTTGGACTCTGACCTACAAGTTGTTGTATTGCAGGGTCTTGTTGTGCTGATGTAACTACAGCAATATGTGCATCATGATCTTGATCTATAAATGCTTTAACTGGCTTACCAGTAATAATGTTTTGTACTGCAGTAACTGGATCAACTGGTTTAACATCATCTACATCTGGAATAATATCTTCTACATCTTCAATGCCTAATACATTTAGCATTTGTCTGTGTAATTCAGGTAAGTTATACATATCAGGAGATGACTGAGCCAACTGCATAGCAGCCTGATATTGCATAATTCTTTGAGCCATTGTTGCTGCATTAGGATCAGATACTGGTAATACATCTACTCTGTTATCAAAATCTTCTGTTTTAATATCTTCACCTTCATCTGTTTCATATGGATAAGATGGGTCTGTAAAGTCTTTTACAATGCCAACTAATATATCAAACTCTTTACGCATTGAAGCATGAAGTCTAGATTGCACAGCACTCATAACTTTTTGATTTCTTTCTAGCAATGCTAGTGTAGTTCCAACAGGTGCTTGGTTATTCATATCAGATATCTTCATGTCTGACATACTGGCAAACCTTCTGCCTTCTTCTACAATGTTCTGTAATAAGTTATACAAAGTTCCTGATGGTTCTTTGTATGGTAAAAATGTAATGTTGTCTCTAATAGCACCACCTGGTACATCAACATCTCTAAATTCTCCAGGCATGATAGGAGTATCATCTCCCTTGATCCTGAGTCCTCTAGCTTTTAAACCACCAGGTAAATTACTTAAAGTACCTGCATCAACTAATTGTCTTAGTATGGATGTAGCTGACTTGGCTAATCCTCCTACCATGTGTATTAAACCAAACCCATAGAAACCTAATCCTGGTAGGTATTGGTAATGTACAAAGTGCATCCTTCTTAGTTTTGCAGAGTCATCTTCGTAATAGTTTCTGCGTATGCTAAGAATAATGCCACTTGGATAATCGATGGTGACAACATAAGGTATAGCGATACCTGTTTGTTTGCCTGAACTGTCAGTATCTTCAAACCCTTCTAGGTCTAAATCTACTTGCATTTCTAATATTGTATGGCTTTGATCGTAGTTATAAGTGTCTGATTCACCAGTAATTTCGTCATATTTCTTGGTAATATCTGACATTTTTTGTGAGCCATCAGGTATATTTACATCTCTGTAAAAACCATTAACTTGCATTTTTCTAACTGTGTTAGATGATTTACGCATAACATGGGTAGCTCTTTCACAAGTTTCTAAATCACTTGCTCCATAGTTAACCACAACATCTTCTGCTGGTACAAAGATAGAACTCGGTCTATCTAAGCTAGGATCAAAATAAACTTTTCTAAATGCAGAACCTGCCAATGGCAATGAAAATAACATCTTTTCTGTTTCAGTTCTGTACTCTGACATCTCATGTGTCAGCAAGTAGTTTAAGTAATCTTCTACTCTCTGCGATTGTTTTTCTTTTTCTTCTGTAATCTTTCCTACTATCTTAGTTCTGACTGGTCCAGCAGCAGGAAACATTTCTGTAATTGATTGGGATTGAAAGCGTATAACAGCTTCACTAAGCATTGGATGAAACACACCACAAGCTCCTGACCAAGGTGTAGTTCTTTCTTCTATCTTAAGTCCTAGCTGATCTAAGCCTTTAGTATAGGTTTCTTCCCACTCTGATCTTGAGTCTTTGTCGCCATTGTAGTCACCGACAAGTTTAGAACCTAGCTCTTGTAAAACATCGTCATCTATAAATTCTGCTAGATTAGAGTCAAACTCTACATTGCCCATTTCTTTAGCATTAGGATCAAAGTCAATGATCATGCCACCATCTTCAGTTTCGATGGCTAATGAGTCTGGGTTTTCTATAGCAATGGTAAGCTCTTGATCTTGAGGCTCTTGCTCTATTGTTCCTTCTACAGGTGTAGCTGGTTTTCTTTCTATAGCCAATTAAATCTCCTAATGTAATGTTTTATCATTTAACTCTTCATTTGTATTATCTTGCAGTATTTCTGTAAGTTCACCACATACTGTTAAATTTTGCTCTTTTGCTATGATATCAGCAGAATCAAATGAATCAGCATGAATGTTTGGTCCTGCATATTCATTACCATTATGTATAAAAGAAGTTATATAAATTTTCATTAATAATAATTTGCGGTACGATTATGTTCCAAAGGCTCATCTTCTTCGTCTGAGTATAATGGAATAAAACCACCTTGTCTGAATCTTAACAGAGCTTGCGTAGTGCTATCAACTAAATCGTCATGTTCCATGTTAGGAAATCCAGCAAACTCTTCAACGACTTCTTCTGCCCATCTAGTTGATGGAGCATAAACAACACCTGAAGCAAACAAATCAGAGACTGCATTGACTCTTGATATCTTATCGTTACCTCGGCTAGGAGTGTATTCTTGTACAGGTATACCCATAGCTCGTAATTCAAATATTAAGGGCATACCAGCAGCCTTAGCCTCTACAATGAAGGCATCTGGCTTGTATGCGTTGTATTTCTCAAACGCCATCTTCTTGAGATCAGGAAACTCTAATCGTTCTTTGTATGCATCTAGCATGATAACAAAGGGGGAAATAAGTCCATCGTCATCTTCTTTGTAGAAAACTCCCCATGTAGTACACGCAGAATAGTCAGCTCTTTGATTCTTCATAAAAGCTGTATCCCATGATTGAATAACAAATTCACACTGAGGAGGCTCTCTGCCTTCCCACACTTGCCACCATTCACGCTTAACTAAAGCTCCCTCCTCAGAGGTTGGGTCTTGTTGATATTGAGCCATCCACTTGCTGTTAGGTAGCTCGGCTTTCAAAGCCTCTAATTCTTCTAACTTCCAGAACTCTGCCCACAAAGGGTTTCCAGAAGGCATAATGGCAGGAAGTTCTATGACTTCCCACTGGTCAGCACCGCCACGCTTTACACTAGCATCGACTACTTGACCTGTTAAATCTTTATTGTGCCATCTAGTCATGACCACAACGATAGAACCATTCGGTTGTAAACGCTGTCTTGGACCAGATGTGTACCATTCATAGGTACGATTGAATACATTGATGTCTGCAGAAGCTCCCTCTTGCTCAGAATGGGGATCGTCAATAATAAGTAGATCAGCACCTTTACCAGTAACCGCACCGCCTACACCAATCGCAAAGTAGTCTCCACCCTGATTGGTGTTCCACCTACCTGCTGCTTTTGAATCTGACTGTAAGCTCACATTAGGAAATACAGCTTTGTAATCCGCACTATTAACTAAGTTTCTAACCTTTCTACCAAAGCCAACCGCTAGTTCAGCAGTATGGGCAGTCTGGATAATCTTCTTATCTGGGTATTTACCTAAGAACCACGCAGGAAGCAGGTACGAAGCGAACTCACTCTTGGTATGTCGAGGTGGCATATTGATAATTAAACGCTTCAGATCGCCTCTAGCGACTCTCTCGAAGGCATCCGCCATAATCTCATGGTGTCTACCATGGATAAAGGCTGACCACATCTCCCCAACAAAGGTCATGAAGTCCTCATGGCACTTTTCTCTACCTTTGGCTTTTTCTAGTTCTTCTAACAGGGAAAGAAGTTCCTGCTTCTGATCAGAGGATAGGTTCTTTACTTTACTTAGTACACTTTTATCCATACTTACTATCTAGTATATACCTAATAGGTAGTGATTCTTAAATAAAAAAACTTAATAGGTACATATAGGTAGGCACTCATTAGGTATTCACTGGATACTAGGTATATGTATCTACAGATTATACAATATTGCATGGCTTCACATAAAAATCAACCCTTAATTTTGAAAATATAGTATGGGGGGGGTGCAAAAAACAGTTTTTACCTAGAAAAAAGGGGTATATGGCAAAGAAAGATAGCAAAATGCAATATATAATAGGGGGGGTATGTGAAATTAGGTCATATTATGAGTAAAACACTATGTATATATGATAGCAGGTAGCCTGTTGTATATTTGGGGGGTGGGGTGTCTCTTTATACTGTGGATTTCCCTCTATTAAGGTGGGGTCTACTCTGCTGATTCTCTGATCAATGCTTCTATCTTCTCCTCTATCTCACTCTCTATGTCATCACTGGTTCTGCTCTCCTTGATCTCTAGAGTGTCACTGAATAGGTTCACTGTCTTACCTAACAATTCCAATGCTCTAACTCTCGTGCTGTCACTGTCCGCTTCCTTAGACTCTCTCATAAGCTGTTCAAGAACATAGCTTCTCGTTCGAGTAGTGGAAGCTACTGCATTGGT